ACACGAAGGCAAGGATTTATGGAAAGATGGAGTGGCGGGATTTAGTATCGAGAAGAATAAGAAACGATTAGCAGATCATATATGGGGTTTAAAGAACGCAAACTTGGTTACTGTAACAACTAAGAATCTAAAAGAATACGCAAGCCAGTACAATAAAAATGTAGCCGTACTACCAAACTGCATAAACTTTGAAAATTGGTGGAAGTTAAACTTAATTCCGAACCGGCAACTTAGGGTCGGTTGGTCTGGGGGAAGCAGTCACTATGAAGACCTGTATTCGATCAAAGAGCCTTTAAATAAACTTATGCGGGAATTCCAATTCAAATTTGTGTACTTTGGACACGGATTCCCCGGAATAATTGATGAAGATAACAAACATTTGCTTGAAAGCCATTCCTGGATTCCGTTTGAGGGACATTCATTCAGAAGTATGTGTATGGCTTTAGATATAGCAATAATTCCTTTAAGCGATATGAAATTTAACCAATATAAAAGCTCTATCAAGTGGTATGAAATGTCAGCTATGGGCGTGCCTTCGGTAGTCAAAAACATTCTTCCGTATTCCGAGGATATAAACGACAGCAACTCGATGCGTTATAGAACTGAAAAAGAATTCCATGACGCACTTAAAACACTTCTTCTAATGCCTGACAAACGTCAGGAGATCGGGGGAAATGCTTACAGTTATGTAATTGCCAACAGAGACGCAAAAGCATGGGCTGACAAATGGGTTGATGCTTATAGGGAGACCGTCTTAAATTGACAACTATTAAATTAGCTGATAATCTTTAATTGTTCTCATTTTTAGGGGCGGAAATACCGCTCCTTTTTTAATTGAAAGGGGGTGAAACGAATGGCAAAAAGACAAGCAGACGTAATAAATGTAGCGGGGTTTTACAGGTTGAATATTGTTGACCACAAAGATGGTGGGGCGAAAGTTGTGGGAGATTCGGGGTGGTGTAAGAATTTAGTTACAAACCTAGGATTTCAGCACTATTTAATTGAATCAGCGGGTGCAATCGCAGGTTCTTCTCAAGTAACTGCATTTGCATTAGGGTTGGGAACAGCACCAGGTGCAACAGCAACATCTCTTGAGAGCGAATTGGCCGATGCTACCAACTGCCGATTTACAATGACTCCTTCGGTTGTTTCGTCCAAGACTTTGCAGATGGTTGGAACTCTTGCCTCCAATATCATCACAGCAAACAGAACGATACAAAACATCGGAGTTTTTGCAACGACAGCAGTAACAGCAGGTTCTATCCTTTGCGGTAATACCTATGCTACGTCTCAACTGCAAACGAATCAGAGCGTAAATGTGACATATCAATTGAGATTCGCCACAGCCTGACTTTAAAAACGTTGCCACTTATGAGCTTTTTGGATTTACGGCAACGTTACCAGAAAGCTCATCAGTTTTAATATGACCGAACAAGAAAAGGTAAAACTGTTACTGAAATTAAAATCTCACGTAAACATTAATTTGGGTGCGGGGGAAAATCTAATAACTGGTTTCATAAATGTAGACGTAGTAGAGAAGCCTGGGATCGATGTTGTTTGTGATTTGGAGAAATATCCATGGTCATTCCCAGACGAATGTGCTGACTTAATTATTGCTTCACAATTAGTTGAACACATTGATCCCCACGGTGGAAATTTCATTCGTTTCATGGATGAGGCGTGGAGAATATTGAAGGTCGGTGGACAGTTTATGATCGCAACACCTTATGGACAATCGGCAGCTTATGTTCAAGATCCGACACACTGCAATCCGTGTAATGAGTTGACTTGGAGTTACTTTGATCCAGCAGATGAAATGACAGGCGGAATGTTGTATAAGAATTACAGACCAAAACCTTGGAGGATTTTAGAAAATTCGTGGTACAGCCAAGGCAATATGGAAGTATTACTTGAAAAGCGGAAAGACGACAGGAGTTTTCACGAAATTGAACTTACCAGAAACAGAACCTTGACTATTTTAAGACCTGAACATGACGAAAAAAATTAAAAAGTTGAATCTTGGGTGCGGACTCTGGTTAAAATCCGGCTTTATCAACGTGGATAAATACTACACCGAAGAACAACTAAGAAGTAAAAGTGGTGCTTTCAAAAATGCTAAGGTGGAAAAAGACGCTGAATTTGTACAAGCAGATATAGGCAAATTACCGTTTCCAGACAATTATGCTGATTATGTGGAGATGAACCAAGTGATCGAGCATTTTCCCGTAAAGCAGATCGTAACCTATATGAAAGAGGTTCATCGGGTAATGAAAAAGGGTGCAAAACTTTATATCTCGGCTCCTTCTTTTAATGGGGTTGTGTCTGAGTGGTTGTATATGGTTTCCAATCCGCCATTTAACCCTGAAGAATTTTTGGATTTAGCTGAAGTAATTTATGGTAATCAGTTGGCGGATGGAGAGATGCACAAATGCCCGATAACACCTGAATTTATCAACTTTATCTTAACGGCGGTAGGCTTTAAGGGTTCAGTGTATATTGCAAGGAAAGGTGCAAAAGTGGCTGAAGTAAAATGGCTCGTACCGTTGACAAAGAATGCAGTATTTAGAAACGATCAAATAATTGTAGAAGCAGAAAAATGAAATACCATACATTTGAAAGCGGGGGAATAGTTAAAAATAGCGGTAAATGGCGACTAAGGTTTGTTATCGGCACGCCAACAACCGGACTTGTGAGAATGGAGTGGGTACAGGCTAGGTATTCACAATTAATTCCTACTAATTGGAGTTCGGCTGAAATTATGCAGTGGATCCCTACTTATTGTCCTTTGCAGTATCTTGTGTCAGACGCACAGAATATCATAGTTAAGAAAGCCATTGAGCAGGACGCAGAGTGGTTATTCTTTCTGGAAGAAGACAATATCCTACCACCTAACACTTTTTGGAGATTAAACGATTACATGCGGAAAGGGGATATTCCGGTAATATCCGGACTATATTTTACAAAGAGTAATCCACCTGAACCCATGATTTACAGGGGATATGGAAATTCCTATTATGACAAGTGGAAGTTCGGAGACAAAGTCTGGTGTAACGGTATCCCGACAGGAACATTCCTTTGCAATATGAAAATAATGAGAGCTATGTGGGATGAAAGCCCAGAATATAAAGCAGGAGATACGTGGACAAGGCGGGTTTTTGACGAACCGCACAAAACTTGGTTTAATCCCGAAAGGGGAAGGATGGAAAGTAAAACAGGTACTTCCGATCTTGGGTGGTGCGAAAGAGTGATGAATGATGGCTTTTTTGAAAAAGCCGGATTCCCTAAATACCAGAAAATGAAATTCCCTTTTTTAGTAGATACGAATATATTTGTCCAACATATCAATCAAGCTGGAACAATCTATCCGTTAGTTGTTCCAAAAGAATTTGAACCAACACCTAAAAAGAAGAAGAAAGAAGAACGTGTTATTGACGCAAATAAGGCTTGGAAAATATGAGCATTAGTCAAGCTAAAAGGCTAATCAAACAGGGTGCCGTTGAAGTAAATGGAAAAGTTGTCAAAAATTTGTTGTTCAAACTTAAAAAAGGTGACAAAATTAAAGTCGGTAAGAGGACATTTTTAGAGGTATGTTAGAAATAAATGTAAACGACACAATCTTCACAGCTGATGGTTTTTCAAAGGCTGTAAAGATAATAAGGAAAGCTATATTAAAGTGGTTCAGGTCTAATGACCAAAAACCGCTTATTATTACTTTTAAGAAACTTGAAGACAGGGGTCCTCCGGTATTGGGGATCAATGTCAATGACGGCATTGGAGCAAGTGGCGGTCTAATATAAGACCGTCACTTTTTTGTATATGGCACTATCACTAGGAGTAAATTCGGGCTTTGTAACATCTGCACCAACGGCTGACCCTGAGGGAATAGGGTCAGCTATTGATGCGAACGCCCGTGTAACAAAACATACCTCACCAGCAGGTGCGACAAATATAACTGAGGTCGGTTGGTGGCGTGATACTGGTACTAATACGGCTAATTGGGAGATTGGTTTATACGCAGCAGACGGGGCAACAGTACCGGGAGAAGCCGGGACAAGACTTTATGTTGATAATTCAAACTCTAGTTCTTCTGGTGGCTGGCTGACGGTGACGGTTGACTGGACGATTACTGAAAATACTGTTTACTGGTTGGGAGTGCAAATGGATGCCCATGCGGGGTCAAGCACCATTGATAGTGCTGCCTCCGGTGGAGCAGGAATAGATGCATTAACAACTGTAACTTCACTACCGAACCCTTTTAATGGTGGAGCATTATTGGACACCGATGGGATGTATGCCATTTATGCTTTGGTTGAAACAGCCAATAAAAGTATTAATGTCTTTGATTCTGTAAACGTAAGCGAAAGTGTAATCGCATGGAAGAGCGTACAAGCCATAAATGTCTATGATTCTGTGAACGTTTCCGAAGATATAACAGCAGAAGAAGTTGCATCAGTGACCGACCTTGAAATAGATGTTTACAGCTCAGTTAATGTTTCCGAAGATTATTTAGTCAGGCAAAGACACTACGGCAGTTGCGGGAATCTTCTATTGGATCCGAGCTTTGAAACAGGTTCTGGTTGGACCAAAGGGGGTACTACTGCAAATGTTACTTATCCATCAACGGAGCAGGCATGGGATGGATCAAACTCCTTGAAAGTGGTTGAGGAAAACGGTAACTGCTATGCCTATCAAGATGTAAATGTCTATGAGGGGGAAACACTGAAACTGAGCGGCTACATTTATCTATCTTCATATACAGATGGTGGCTTGTGGGTAAAGATGGTTAACACCTCCTGGAGTGGTTACGCCCAGTCATCGGGAGTTGATACGACCGGAAGTTGGCAAAGAGTGGATTGTAGCTATACGGTCGGGGCGGGCGTTACAGTTGTCAGGGTTGTTTTGGATTCATATAGCGATGCAGACTTAACGGGATATTTTGATAGCATAATGCTTGAGGTGTCGGAGTCTGTTTCAGAATTCTGTCCACTCACTTCTCGAACAACCTGTGAAGTAAATGTCTTTGATTCTGTAAATGTAATCGAGGATGTTACCATTCAACAAAACTGCTACAACATCAATGTCTATGATTCAGTAAATGTTAGTGAAAGCATTACCGCAGCCAGGAACTATCACGAAGTAAATGTATTTGACAGTGTCAACGCTTCTGAAGATATAACAATACTACAAACCAACTATATCGTATCGGTTTTTGATTCTGCAACAGTAGCGGAAGACATTACGACTGAAGAACAAACAACGGTTACAGATCTCGATATTTCCGACATTTACGATAGTGTTTCTGTTTCGGAAAACACCACATCGCAAGTTCCAACAACTTTTGTTAATGTATTTAACTCTGTAGTTGTTACAGAAGATATATCCGCTTTTAAAAATAGCCATAATATCGATGTTTTTGACAGTTTAACTGTAACGGAAAATATTACTACCTTACAAGCAAACCTTGTTCTTAGTGTATTTGATGGTGTTACAGCAACAGAAGACCTGACAACAGGGACAACTCCAAAGAAAGTTAATATCTATGATGGTGTAAGTGTAAGTGAAGATGTATCTGCGTCAACAACAGAAAATTTACAACTAAATGTAAATGACTCGGTGGGTATATCTGAATTGGCTCTGTTACCCAATTTTGTTTTTGTAGCAGATAGTCAATTTCACACAGGAAGCGGAAGGTTAAGATTTATTGGTGCCAACAATTATCCACTTATACAAAATGAGTATTCGACAGCAGAGTTAAATTCATTTTTTGCAGAATGTAATACAGATGGAATAAAGGTTGTGAGATGCTGGACCTTTAATAAGTCCAGCGAACCAACAAACTCTGCGGGTTTTAACCGATACCTTTCTGGAGGAGAATTGTTGTGGCGTGAGGAATGGTTTACAAACCTTGATAATGTACTAGATCGGGCAAGAGCGTATGGGGTAAAGATTGTCCTTACTTTAGTGGATAACTGGCCTCAATATAATAATTGGGGACCAAAACAACAGTATTGTTATTGGTCAAACGAAATATATTCAACTGTGTATGATAGATACAATCAAGGTAACGACTTTTTCTTGGATTCTAATATAAAGGCGTGGTTTAAAGAGTATATCGCCAAACTTGCCGCAAGGACAAATACTGTTAACGGGGTACCATACTCTCAAGATGATACTATCTTTTCCTGGGAGCTTGGAAATGAACTTCGGTTAGATACAAACACAGACACTGACCAAAATACAACATCTTCCTACAGGCTTACTACTATGACAGCCTGGAGGGATGAAATTGCGGATTATATCAAAACACAGGACCCAAATCATTTAGTGGGATCGGGAGGAATAGATCAGTTTTATGATTGGGTGTCGGGCGATTGGGTACATAACGGAACATATTATGGACAGGATTATGAAATACAGCATCAATCGGCAAGTGTTTCGGTTGACTATTTTGACTTTCACCAATATGCCTATGATGACGATTTCAACTTAAGAACTTATGGATGTTACGATGGATTTCCAACTACTGCAACATATGAAGGATGGAAACACCAGCTTCTTGATTATGTAAACATTGCCAAAACCAATGGAAAACCCATTGTAATGGGGGAGTGGGGTGTAAATAAACAAAATGAAACAGAAAATCCGCTTGACGCATATCCGAAGGAGGATAATCACACCATTTTATTTAATAAGTTCTTCAATCAGGATGGTGATGGAATTTTGCTTTGGCACTATACAAACCTTTTTGATGACAACAACTACAACATCAAACCTGATGGGGTACATACGGGAGAATATGCCAATTCAAATGACAATGACGATGATAGCGAACTTCTGACACTTATTCAGTCTTGGAATAGTACATTTCCTGATACACCTAGTGTCGGACCTGATGGCTACAATTTAGTGACGGTCACGGATGACATCACCATTCAATTATCAAGTAATCCCCAGATAAATGTAAGCGACAGTGTAAATATAAGCGAAGACATTACTATTCAGCAAGCACAATTCAAGATCGGTGTATTTGATTCTGTTCTTGTTTCTGAAGATGTAACTGCTATCGAAGCAGTATTTATTATTTCAGTATTTGATAGCTTAACCGTAAGCGAAGATATAACAGTTTCATTATTTACAGGTGGTCATTCGGCAAATGTCTACGATAGCATTAATATTTCGGAAAGTATTACAGGTATTACAAACCGATTTGATGTAAGTGTTTACGATTCTGCCACTGTTACTGATGATACAACTGTTTCAACCTCAACGGGGAATTATGAAATTAATGTTTATAATTCCGCAACCGTCACAGAAAATATTTCAATTTCTACCGAACCGAAACAAATTAGTGTTTATGACGGAATATCTGTATCGGAAAGCACAACTGCCACTCAAAATGCGACTTATTGGGAAATAAACACCTATGAAGGAATATCGGTATCCGAAGATATAACCACTTTCATAGATAATTTATATATATCTACCTATGATTCTATAACCGTAGCGGAAAACCTTAGCGGTTTACATCTTGGTGGTTGGACTTTAGTTAGTGAAGCCTATGTACCATGGACGGAAACAAGCGATGTCAGCTCGACATGGTCGAATTCTGCTGACTCTAGTACACCATGGGAGGACGCATCCGAAAGCACTGTTACTTGGACGGATACAGAAGATGTCAGTAGCATTTGGACAATAATTGACAGCGAGCCAGACAACTGATAATCTTATATTGATACTCATTTTGTTTGGGGTCGCTGAAAGGCGGCTCTTTTTTTTATGAATAGGGGAGCCTTAATTACAGATTTAAAGAATATGATCGGACCCGGCGTTGAGGTTGGGGATACAGGTCTATCAACGTGGTTAAATGACGCTTATATGCAGATGTGTGACGAGATAATCAAGGTCAATCCCGACTACTTTGTTAAGTCTTCCACAACGGCTACGGTTGCAGATCAGCAGGAGTATGATTTGCCCTCAGATTTTGAGAAAATTGTTAAGGTGGAAGTTTCGATAGACGGCACCTGGAAAAGAGTATTGCCTATGGGAGATGCAGATATTAGACATATTACAAACTCCGACACATTAAATTCACAAGGTTTTTCTACAGCCGACCCCGGTTATTATATTATTGGTGATAACATCGGAATTATGCCTATACCAGATACCACAACAGCTTCAGCTTTAAAGATTTGGTACACCTACACACCTACAGAATTAACAACTGATGCAACAGAACCCTCTATTCCCGCAAGGTATCATCATCTTCTTAAATATGGTGCTTATGCCAATTATTTAGACCAAGACGAGGAGCATGTTGCAGCCGAGAGGATGAGGCAAAGATTTGACGCTTTAGTTGCAAGAATGGTAGAAAATCTACAGGATAAACAAACAGATGAAGTTAAAAGTGTAACCATTACTCAAAATCCTGATATGTATACCGATGACTCATATATCTAATGAAAATGAAAAAATGCGAGAATTGTGGAAAAACATACATACCCAAAAAAGGAAGAATGAAGACTTCTCGTTTCTGTGGTAGAAGTTGTGCGAGAATTGGTAAACCAACACGTTTAGGAATGAAAAATTCTCCTTCTCATCGATCTAAAATTTCTAAGGCTTTGATGGGAAGATTTGCACCGTGGTTATTTTCTGAAAGAAATGTTAATTGGAAGGGTGAAGAAGCGAGCCTTGTTGCAAAACACGCTTGGATAAAAGTGAGGGCAGGGAGACCAAATTATTGTGAGAAATGTAAAACGACAACTGCTAAAAAGTTCGAATGGGCAAATATAAGCGGAAAATATAAAAGGGATGTGACTGATTATTTGAGGTTGTGTTCGTCTTGTCATTTAAAATTCGACAAACGGGGATTTAAAAAAAACCATAAATATTATGCGCACTAGTGCAATTTACTATAATGATTATTCTGGAGGACTCAACGACACGGCTCACCAGAGAGAGATAAAGAGGAACGAAGCCTCGTTACTGCGTAATTGGGATATAACTTATAAGGCTTCTTTAAAAAGACGGACTGGACTTACCAATGTCGGGATGTTTCAACCAACCGAATTTATTACTGTAACTGAAAATGTATCTATTTCAATATCATGATCGAGGGGTTTACATCATATTTGAGAAAGACTGGAAGCGGAAAAGACCTTTTATTGATGGAGGGCGGGATACTTCGTTATTACAACAGCACAATTTGGGACCCTATCGGGACGGGATTTACTACAGGGAATGATATGTCTTTTGCGACAGTGCCTTACAATGACAAATTGTACTTCTGTAATGAGGATAATACTATTCACATGTGGGATAGGGCTTCGGTAGTAACCAACGACTGCTTAACTGATTTGGGTGCGGACATACCTCACGGGAATATTCTTAAATGGCATAAAAACCATATGTTCACCTGCAATAACGCCACTTATACGGGGACGACCTATCCAAACGAGATATTTTGGTCGGCATTTGGTGATCCGACAACTTGGGTACCGGCAACCGATAAAATATCTTTACCTGGTGGTGGAAGAGTAATTACTATTGAAGATTGGGGAGATGCATTGGCTATTTTTAAAGAACATTCAATTATGTTCCTTACGGGATGGGGGGATACCGACTGGACAGTAACAGCAACCGCATCAAACCTTGAAAATATAGATGAAGCTGTAGGGACAATATCACCCAAAGGAGTTACCAGAGTTGGAAATGAAATTTGGTTTATAGATGATGAAGCACAAATAAGAAGGCTATACAAAACACAGATGGATACTTTTAGAAGGGATATTGTATCTACTAAAATTCAAACTACTATTGCGGGAATAAACAAAGCTTATCTGCATTTAGCAACAGCGTGGACTTTTAACGATAAGGTATTCTTTTCAGTACCCAACGGTTCGGATACCGAAAATTCTCTGGTGATGGTTTACGATATTATTGCTTCTAAAAGGACGGGTGAAGAAGCCTGGACTACCTATACAGGTTGGAGTGTCGATTTTGCCGCTACTTATCCCACATCAACAACGCCCGATCTTTATTTAGCCAGTCAAAGAACGGGTAAGGTTTATAGACATTATGGAGAAGATGACGATGGAACTGCGATAGATGCAAGGTGGGACGGAAAAGAAGACGACTTTGACAATCCGGATACTTATAAAAGATATAAGTGGGGGAGAATTACGGGATCATCGGAAGGGGGGAATGTAGACGTTGAATTTTACGCTTCGGTTGACGATGCAGACTTTGCAGATTTGGGAGACTTGAATTTACAGTCTTCGGGTGGCACTTTGGGACCAACTGGGACATTTGAACTGGGACCAACAGGAACAACGGCTATTTTGGCAAGTGCCGGAAGTGGAGAATTTAATTTCTATTATTCATCTGGTGGGGGATCTGTGACCGGAAGAACTTTAATGCACTCAATTCGACACGCAGTAGCCAGCGAACAACCTTCGGTTAATGGTTATACAAGCCATATCGGGGAGAGACAAATTTGACAGTTTTTAATATGAACTATAAACTTAAATTGATTCAAAATAGCGGATCACCGTAGGGTGGTCTATTTTTATTTATGGGGATTTTATCTAAAACTAAAACTTGGGCAGATGCAGAAAATGTCAACTACACGGACATAAATGCAAACTTTGACACGCTTTACACTGAAGTAAACGGCAACCTTGATAATGATAATTTAGACGCTTCAGCTGCTATTTCGGCAACTAAAATATCAGGTACGGCAGTTACCTTAACCGGTGCCCAGACAATTACTGGTATTAAAACTTTTTCAGCTGCAACAAAGCCTTACTACAAAAGCAATACTGATGTTTCAACAGTAACTTTTGATTTAGATGTGGGAAATATCCATACCGTAACACTTGGGGGGAATCGAACACTGGCTATTTCAAACGAAGATGCAGGACAGTGTTTTATTATTCGCTTAGTCCAAGACGCTACTGGGTCAAGAACTGTAACCTGGTTTTCAACCATCAAGTGGGCTGGCGGATCAGCTCCCACATTAACTACTACAGCAAGTAAATGGGATGTATTAGGATTTATTTGTACTGCCGCCGATACTTATGACGGATTTGTTATTGGACAGAATCTTGGATAAAAGATTTGTCAATAAAAATGAAAAAAAATGACAGAACTAATTGGCACTTCTCTATTTCTGGACTCTAACTTACAAGAGTATTGGACTCTTGAGGATGCTAATGCTGATAAAAACTCCAATAATCTAACGAATAACGGCAGTGTGACGTTCAGTACAGCCAGGTACACAAACGGTGCTAATTTCGGTTCATCCAACTCTTCAAAGTATTTAAGTTTGGCAAGTAAGTTGAATTATTTGGGTGGGGCATACTCTATCGTCTTGTGGTACAAGCAATCGTCAGAAATTACATCGGGTACTTATACCCTTTTTGGAATTGATGACGATACCAGTAAAACAGGTCTTGACATAAGATATGAATATAACAGTGGAACTCCAAGATTGGGTTTCTACAGGGACTCGCATGGAGTTTTGGCACAAGGATTTTATTCTACGCAATCGCTGGGTACAACTTGGCATCAGATTGCTTTGACTTATGATGCGTCAACAATTAAAGGATATCTTGACGGAGCATTGCTTAATTCGACATCGGCATCGGGGGATGGGATAAATACTACCACTGCTGGGATAAATATTGGCAGGTCTATTCGGCTTACCAGTAACTACACATCAGGAATGGTTGATGATGTTGCGGTATTTAATGACGAACTGACATTGGCTGAAGTCAACTTATTGGCAAAGGATAATTACGCAGGATTTTTACTGAATTTTATTTAATATGGCACTAACGGCATCAGACTTACAAAAAATTGGTTTTAACGATCCAAATGTAATTAACGGGATTTTAAATAACCCATCAGAAGTTGCTAGATATGAAAAAGAATTGGGTTTAACTGGGGGTTCTTCAAATCAATTTTCTTCCATATTTAATACAATGTCGGGTTCAATAGATCAATATGTGAACGACCTTTTAGACTTTGCAAAAGATGATTATGACTTTGCTGCAAAATGGATTGAATCACAATACACAGATGCGATGGGAACAGATGACCAGGCAAGAAAAGAATTTTTAAAGAGTGTTGCTAATGAATTAGAAAATAAAATAGGAACAATAGCGTTTGATTATGAGACCAATAAATACAGACTGAATGAAGATACAACAAAAGCACTTAATAGGTTGGGTGAGGATGAGAAAGTGGCTAAAGGGGAATTAACCACAAAAACACAGCTTGAAAGAGAACAGCAAAATTCCAGTTTAAACCAAAGAGGCATAATTCAGGGAACAAGGGAAGAAGCCACCGGATTGGCAAGTAGAGATATAGGGTTACTTGAAAGCGATATTCAAAACAGGTTTGAAGCACTTGATAGGATTATGGGTAGGGACAGAGAAGATATAAAACTGGCTTCAACAAGAGGTCTCGAAGATATAACAACGGGCACAAGAAGGTCGGCATTGGGTGCACAAACTCAACACGATTATGGACTTGAACAAGCCCAGAGAGAAAAAGAAAGAAGGGACTTGGAAGCTGAAGCAGAAAGAAAGAAAAATAAGGATTATTTAGCGTCATTAGGAGCATATTTAGGATGATAGACCCAGCAGGATTTATACAACAAAACAGACCGAAGGTGGATTTTAGTTTTATGGATGAGATATTGCCTTATATGCAGAAAAAAGCCAAACAAGGAGCTGGTGCGGTAGGAGAAGCTGTGGGCAATTTTGCACAGGAAGTACAGGATTTTGTTTCACCGGTAAAAGGAAAGTTTAATATAACGCAGAAGTTTGGAAACTATAATCCAGCTCTTTATTCGGGAATTACAAAAGGAAGTAAACATTTAGGTTTAGACCTGGCAACACCGCAAGGAACGGATGTATATGCACCGACAGCTGGAGATGTTAAATTCGGCTTTGACAAGAATTGGGGAAACTTTGCAGATGTGATTGCGGATGACGGAACGGTATATAGATTTAGTCATTTATCGGAACAAAATCCCGGACTAACAAGAGTAGCCGCAGGACAAGGAATAGGCAAGACGGGTAACACAGGTAATTCAACCGGATCACATCTGGATATTTCGGTACGCAAGGGAAGACAATATATTGATCCAATGAGTTTAGCATGGTTAAAGAATTATTTGACGGGAGGTGGACAAAATGGTTGATATACGAGCAGAATTAGAAAAGAAAATACTTGAAAGCAATCAAAGGGCATCTTCATTATCGGAGCGGTTGGGTCAGATAGATCAATTCAATCAAAATACAGCCGTACCGCAGATTTCGTCACAAGGTCCAAAGGGCTACAATCCGATGAATTCACTTCAGGCATTGTTTCAGATGATCTCGGGAAGAAAAACAGTACAGCAGGATGTGGAATCCGAAAGAACTTCAGGGCTAAACGCTTTAACGCAACTATCGGATTATGAACAGGCAAACAAACCAAAGGAAGTTGATTCATTAGATAAGATTACAAAAACGTTACAAGCTAAAAAGTTAGCCAAAGAGTTGGGGCTTGATATTGACTTTGAAACCGGAGAAGTAAAATCTACCGAATCCACAATATCTCCAGAAAAGCAACGCATAATATCTGACATTGATGAAGTATTGGGTAGAGACACAAAGTCAATCACAGGATTATTGCGTTTGGGTGGAGTCATACCTGGCTCAGAGGGCATGACTACAAAAGCGAAAGTCGAACAAATTAAGAATAAATTATCACTTACGGAGAGAGAAAAATTAAAAGGAACGGGAACAATATCTGACTATGAGGCACAGATGTTAGATAAGTCGGTTGCCGCATTGAATTACAAAATGTCTGATGAAGACTTTAAGGCAGAACTGGAAAAAATAAGGGGAATATTGTCAGGTGAATATAAAGATGGAAGTGAAAGTAAACAGGATGACCCTTTGGGAATACTATGAAACCAGAAGAAGTTGGAAAAAGGGTAAAAGCAAAATACCCACAATATCAGAATATATCTGATGAAGAAGTGGGTAAATTAACTATTGCTAAATATCCTCAGTATGGGGAACAACAAGTAAAGCCACAGAACAAAGCATTAAATCTCGCATCCAGAGTATTGTCTGCACCTTCCGATATTTTGGGTGGAATGATGAAGGGCGGGCGTGAGTACATGACGGGTGATTATCAAGCACCCAATCTTGGAAAGATAGGCGATTTGGAATTGGGGAAATTACTTCATCCTTCATTGGTTGGCGGTGTAAGGGGATTAAAAGACCGGACACCAGTTATAGACGAATTACCGCAAACATTGGGAATAAATCCCGAAAGCGGAGCGGGGATGGCGGTAGGGTTGGCTGGAGAGATAGCAACCCCCGACTTGTTGGATGTTGTGAAATTCGGTAAGGTGGCTTCAAAGATAACTTCAAAAATGGGTAAGGGAGTAACAGAGACGGGTGAAAAACTTGTTGTGCGAGGACTTAAACCATCACCTTCACAACAAAGGAAATTCCTACAAGAAACGGGTGAGTCTTTGTCCGACTTTATGTCAAAAAATAAAATTACTTCTAATTTTGTTGAAAAATCTTCGGAAAAACTTGACGAGTTGCAATCGGCATTTGACGAGATCGCAATTAAAAGCAACAAGATGGTATCAAACGAGGACCTGTATAAATCATTTGCGAAGCGGATCAAAGACTTTGAAAGCAATATTATTCCTTCAATGCAGGGTAAATCAGAAGACATTAAAAGTGTTTTCAACAATCTAATCAACAAATACCTTCCCAATTTAGCCGGTGATATTAAAAGCGGAAGAAAATTAGGTAAGGCAAGTTTTAATGTTGGCGACTTAACAAAGGAAAGAAAAGTAATTGATAAAGCACTCAAAGAAAATCAATATCAACTTCCGATTGAACAGGCGAGTTACTTGAGATCCGTAAGAGACGCACTTCAGGAGACCATACAGGAAGCGACCAAGGGACTAACCTATAAGGGAAAGAACTTAAAAGAATTGGGAAGAGAATTGAGTAAATTCTATAAATTTCAGGATATAGCGGAGAAACAGGCGGGGCTTGGTAAGGGAACTTTAATGCCTGGACTGACTGATCTATTGGCGATGGGAACTGGATCACTATATGGTCAAGACCCAATGGATCGGTTAAAGAATGCTTTGTTGTTTGGATTGTCAAGACGAGCAGTGAGCAATCCTAAAGTTATCGGCGGGACTTCAAAAGTAATGCAAAAAACAGGGGAAGTTATCGGGGGAAATAAAGTTACAAAATCATTAGAAGCACTGATGCGAGTAGCAAAAGAGATGGGTATTGATTTTAGCCGTCAATAAGTGGGGAAAACAATCCAAGAAGGATTACGTAAAGCAATCCGACATAGATTGAACCCGACAGAACGACTAAAACAAAACCTATGATGGCGAATAACTTTGCCATAACCATATCATACACTAGCATGTCAACTAAAACAGAAAATTTTACACAACGGGAACTTTTAATCCGAATTGATGAGAGGCAAAAACAAATGTCTGAGGATATTGCCTCACTTAAGGCTTGTGTGGAAGGAAAAGTATCTTTAGATGGAGATTATGAAGATATAAAAGATAAGGTTGGTAAATTGTGGGATTGGAAAAACAGAACAATAGGTTATGCCGCAGGAGCAGGAGCTTTGGCAAGTTTAGTTTTTGAAGTAATTAAAACTTTTGTATGAAGAAAATTGTAATTCAGGCAGGGCATAGCAACAGCCAGTATTCCACACTTGGGCTTGGAAGTGGTGCTCCTGGCGAACAAGAGGTAAATAAAAGAATAGCCGATAGGCTTTGTGCCTTATTGAGAGAAAGAGGTTTTAGTGTAATTCAGACAGACGCAAATGCCTATGGTGATGTAAATGTAACAGGACAAGACCACGATTTGTTTTTGGCACTTCATTGTGATGCTGATTATGCAGGAGATATGGGGAGTGGATTTGCGGATTTCCCTGAACCTTCAACCGATGGTGCAACCATTGAAAGTCAAAGGATTTGCGGGATATTCAATAACAACTATTTTCCCGATGTCGGGATAATTTATAAAAGCAGGAGCAATTCAAAAACCCGTTTCTATTATATGTGGCAATACCTATCAGCAAAAACCCCTTGTGTTCTAATTGAGATGGGACAATGCCAAGACCCCCACGATAAAGTGTTACTTGCCAACACCGACTTAATCGCAAACGCTTTAGGAAGGTGTGTGTGCAAGTCGTTTGATGTGCCTTTTGATCCACCAGTTACACCAGAACCGTCTGTAACACCTCCAGTTACACCGCCTGTTATACCCGAACCGTCTGTAATTCCGCCTGACACAGGACTTACCTTGATTAAAGAAATAAAAGACGTTGTTTGGGATAGGTGGACATGGATAGGTAAAACGAATGGATGGAAGGTTAGGCTGAACCAGTTGAAAGCCTTACTGCCGAAGTAACCATTTATGGATACTGATGAACATTATATAAAAGACGAATTAGCGAAATTTAGCAGAAGATTGGACAACATACAAAAGACAATGGATTTGTTGTTTGCTGATAGAGAAATACTTGAAAATATTTCTGGTCGTCTTACGGCTTTGGAGGAACAATGGAAGCTAACACGACAACATGACAACGAAGTTAGAAAAGATATTAAAGAAGAAATACAAAGCAGCGGTGAAAAAGTTGCATTGGCTGTTGAAACCAAAATTGAGGGGATTCAGAAATTTGTCAGAAGCAGAAAAAAGAATCCAGAAGAATCTTGGTGGAAAAAGTTTTGGTTGTGGAAAAAAACTGGGGGTGAATGATATGGCAAAGATAACTTTATCTGAAGTTAACAAAAAACATTTAAAAATTATCGGCTTTTTGACAGTGTCCGCAGTTTTGGCTTATGTTTTAAGTTTATTAGCAGATAAGCCAGAATTGGTTTATTTGGCACCGTTAATAAATTATGTTCTCTATTTTTTGAAACTTGAGCTCGATAAAGAGGGATATGTTCAAGTAATTAGAAACAAATAAAATGACGGAAAGGTGTGAACTATTAGCAAAAGCACAGGCACTGGCAAATCATAGAGGACTGGACTCATCAAGAGTTGAATGTCCATTCCTGAGTGTTTGTAGAGGAACAAGGTGTTATATGTTCGATCCAGATACACCTAATGAAAATTTTGAAATTGCTGAGGACCTTAAAAGAATACAAAATTCAGTTAAGGGATAGACTCTGGCGGGGGTTCCCTCTTAAATATTAATCGGTAAAAGAATTTGAAAACTTCTTTATCTTTGGTTGGTATATCACCTGCGGTAAAGGGTTTTCTTACCCATCTCCTTTTGGGGTCGCTGTATATCAATTCATTTCCATATGCGCGAATTATATGTTGATAAACAATCGTCATATGCTCTCTTTTCCCACCTTCAACATCTTCAGGAATTAATAATTTATTAAATATCTTGGTGAGATAGTAACGGACATTGGCTTCACTGTAATTTAATTTGTCTGCAGTCTCTTTGGTGCCCGCACCTGAAACTATCGAAAAAGCTATCCAAAACTCAATTTCAGTTAAATTCAAGATTAATTTTTCTTGAAGCTCCGACATCATAAAGGGCTTTTTCCTTTTCGGAGCTGGTCCTAAATTGAACCATTTTTTCTTCTTCTTGGGGGACATAAAGTTTAGAGGCTTCCTCGAGGCATCTTAGAGTCTTTTTGCTTGTGAATATTCTCAATATCGCTAAACTAATTATACACACAAATCTAATTGGACACAGTGAAGGGAGAGAATGAAATGGGTTGCTTATTCGGAATTCTGGACTACCTGCTGATCAAGTCTTGGATATGGCTGTTCTTTTTCTTCATCAACAGCCTCAAGTATATGGCGATGGTGCCGGTCGCTATCTTTGTGGGACCGGGGAAAACCATTCACCGCCTAGCACTCAGCAACACTATCCGCCTTGTGGGATGGAATGATCCCGAAGTCTACAAGATCGAGCGGATCAAAGTCATTTTGTGGATGAGCTGGGCTAGCTTGTATATAGTCTTTGTTTCCGTGATGATAGCTTACGGAAACCTCTCGCAGTAATTTGAAACTATCCTGACGAGGGTGTATCCTGAAATAGTGGAGTAAAAATCCACCTTCTAATTTACTCCACTACCCAAATGGGTTAAATACGATGCGCACAATAGGAAAAGAAGAGTATCAACGGGTAAGTATGATGTTCGACTGGGCGACCCAGGATCACTATAAATTGTGGTTCACAGGCAAGCTGGAGCGCCACAGACGGACGGAACAGCTGCTCCCCAGGCTTGTGAGATATGGGCGATTGGTCAGCCAACAATACGGCAAGAAATTTGTCTACGCAACAAAGAGTAAGAAAAACATCCCCATACTTCACGGGCTGGGAGTGACCGAAACCATTGTAAGAATTTGCCGAAGCGATAATGATGGCGACTTTATACCCGAGAGACTTTTCAAAGGCTTTGGATCAGTACCAGACTGGGGCATCCGATACAACGAGAAACTCCTTCTGGTGGAATTTTCTACACAAAACAATTTTGAAGGCGCAAGGATCATCAAGACCAAGATGACCAATTACCGCCAGAACCTTACCAAGATAATAGAGCATTTCGATGCTTCCGAAGTGGTTGTACTTTTTGTGCTGGATGTTTCCAGCGAAAGAGTAGATAACTTCGTGAAACGAAATCCATTTGATGACCCATACTTTTTAGTGGACTACGAAAGTTTTACTAAAGTTCCATTCGGACAACAATTCAGTTCATCCATCTATATGTGGGGGGATGGCAAACGCTATCCTTTAAAAAAATGAGCATAGACTTATATAGCTTTTGGAACGTTATAAGAAAACCGTCACCTGATCCGTTTGTTGATCTTTCAATGGACTATCTTTACGATGATGCCCGAACAAAAGGGACAGGCATTATCGGAGAATCAGGAACAGGTAAGACTGAGCATCTGGCTGGACACACATTCGACTGCTTTGTGCGCCATCCGAAAGAATCGATCTTTGTTTTGGACTGGAGCGGATCCTTAACTGATGCACTCTTTAACCTCATCCTTCAGGACAAAAATTATGAAAGGCTTTTGGAGAGAGTTGTATACGATGATATGGGAAATCCTGAATGGGCGACTCCCCTACCTGAGTTTTCAAAAGAGTACGGATACTATGAAGATCAGGTGCAGAGAGTTGCGCAGAATTTGAAACGCATAAACCCCGAACTGGAAAGAGCGCCGATCATTGGTGAACTGGGAATTTCTGTTGCGGTGAATTTCTTTAAACTTCTGACCGCTATTGAAAACGAACACGGTGAGAGCTGGCAGATCACGGAAACGAAAAAGCTTGTCTATAACGAACAGCTTTTAAAAGCAGCGTGTGAAAGATTTGGTGATCGGGTGCCTGATGCGAAATACTGGCTTGAAAATGGTTTTCAGAAGGCTCCCGAATCCGAAAAGACCCGCAAGACTACAGCACTGATCGGAACGCTTAACGCTATCGAACCTCGAGCTGTAAGAGCCAGGCTTGGATATTACCGCCCGGGATGGACAGCGAAAGAAGCCATCGAAAAAGGACAGTTGGTAATTTGCGATGGAGCAAGACTAATAAACCAGGAGATGACGCAGAATTATTTATTTATGCAGGCATACTCGCTGATCCTGGAAGAAATTAATAAGAGGCGACCGAGTAACCCCTTAGACCATCCCGTATCACTGGTACTGGATGAAGTCTATTCGCTTCTGAGAGTTCCTGGGATGGCACCTGAAATTGCGAGCCTTTCACCGCAGTACCGTTCACGAAAGTTACAGCTCTATATTGTCCTTCAGGAACTTGAACAATTGAGTAAAGATCTTCGACCGCACTTTTGGAGCTTAGGAAATATTGTATGTTTTAAACTTTCAAACCACGCAGAAGCGTTTGAAGTTGCACAGCAGTTTTTTCCGTTCGATCCGTACTTTGTAAAAATTGCGCCGACCAGAGAAGGACAACATCCGATGATGGAAAGTGCAAATGAACAATACTTAGAATATGCGGACTGGATCAGTTCGCTTGAACACCGGCAGTGTTTGATAAGACGGTATGAAAGCGAACGCAAGAAGCAGAAGAAAATACAGTTTGTAAGAAAGACTTATGAAACTCCGCACGGTCAATTACATATGAGTGTCGAGAGTGCCAAACAATATTTAATTGAAAGACGGGGTGTAAGAGTGCGGGATGCGCTGGAGGTAATTAATAACCGTACATTGGGCGGGACGCAAAAAACAGCGCAGAAAAAACCGCCAGGACTTTAACATAGCTTCTACGGACTAGATCCGTTTAAGCACTTCAGCAGACTTGATCTGTTGAAGAGGTCAGACCAGGGAGGGGGTGAGACTATGTACGATAAGGCTTACAGACCTTGCCCTGTATGTCGGACTAAATTATCCGAGCTGATGAAGCACCGAGAAAAAGGTGTGGATTGGGATGTGTATGAATGTCCTAATTGCGGATCGGAAATTTGGATCGATCACTACAAAAGGTTGAGGCAACTGTACACGAAGTAATTCGTACACGGTCAGCCAACCTTCTTGGTCTGACCGTGGAGTGAACTATGAAAGAAATTTATTTACCACCATCCAGAGCTTGTGGAATATGCCGTAACCGGATGAATGAAGTGTGTCTTGAAAATTGCGCAATTAAAAAGAATTACCACGACTTTGAACCTGATATGACAAGACCTCTTGAAAAATTACCGACCTTGACCCTTACGGAATATATGGAGCTGACAGGACCGATGAAAGGAAAGTGGCTATTTATACAACAGACTAAATTAATTGAGTTTTTGAAAGGAGAGGACAATGGCACAAGGTAGTAAATCTTGCTCTTTTCTAACCATACCCGAAGTCGCAGAGTACCTTCATATTTCAAAGAGCAAGATTTACTACCTTGTGGCGAAAAAGAAGATACCCCACATCCGAATACAGCGGAATGTCCGGATAATGGAAACCGATCTGGTAAATTGGATCAAGAAAAATAAGGAGAACTAAGATGGATACCAGCAAGTTTATCCCGTTTGATAAGGTAGCCGACCTAAAACTATTGACTACCGATATGGTTTTCCAGATGTGCAGTAAAAGTCTCATACCGTATATCAACGACAGAGGACTTTTGCTGGTGAACCCCGACTATGTTTCAATGTTTCTGGGGGACATCATCGAGCAAACGCCTATGAACAAAGTGAGAACCGAAGAAGTCGGTAAGAAGAAGGTGAAGAAGAAAGCCACTGAACCGCCGGCAGAAGAACCTGCTGTCTTACAAAAAAGGACGGGTATTTTGTCTGTTGACAAAGCCCGTCCATTTTTTTAAGATAGTTCTAGCCTTAGAACTATGCAAAGTTTAACACGACAAGACAAATCACTTCAAGAAACAACTTCAGTTGGTTATTCCGAAGACACAATTAACCGAATAGCAGATGAAATAAAAGCCATTCTGACGGAGGGGGAATTTTCCGCTCGATGGACATTGCTTGAAACATATCACAGAGTCGGCAAATTAGTTATTGAAAATTTTGACCATCCAGCTTATGCCGTTGCAAGTCTTGCAGTAAAAATAAATAGGTCTGAAAGAACTCTTTATTATGCCATAGCCTTTGCTAAAAAATATCCTGATATAAACGTATTACCAGAAGGCAAAAATATTTCATGGAATAAAATAATAACAAGATACTTAACTCTCCCAAACGAGAAAGAAGAGAAACTTCAACCTGTAGATAAACAATTATTAAAATGCCCGAATTGCGGATTTATGTTCAGTAATGATGATTTATGATAACGACCAGAGAGGATATACACAACGGAGTAACTTATAGGAAAATTGAAAGCAATAAACCCGTTGAAGGAGTAATTGCATTTGACAGAGAGAAGCTTGTTTTAAGCGGTAGACCAGCAATCGAGGTTATGGAAAATTCCTACAAGTTCGGAAATCAGATACAGATAACTTTATTCAACCGTGCAGGAAGCATAAGACGCAGACCACGAGTAGAGTATGCAGGGAAATACGACCGCATAGAGATATTTTTTGATAGAGAAGAATTTAAAACAATGTGTGAGGAATTTTTAAAGATATGAAATATTGTACTGAACCAAGATGCCAATTTCCGGTTGATAATCTTACATACAGAGTTTTGAAAGATGGAACAAAACATTTAGTTGGTTTTTGTGTGCTTCACGGTTGGAAATTCTTACCATTTGTAGATAATCTAAAAATTCCCGTGAGTACCAAACCTTTATCTAGTAAAAAAGAAAGGGGCGGTGCTTTTAGAAAAATAAACAATTATCAGAAGCCTACGCTAAACCAAGCGGAACTTCTGTAACAAATAAAGCTCTTTAATTGGTTGATGGGGGGACTGTAAAAAGTCGCAAGATGTAAAAGACCGAGTGTCTGGGGTAGCAACATATAGGGTAACACGCACTCCTATCCTACGCAGAAATGCTTAGTTGCTACGGAAGCAACTGGTGAGAGTCCAGTTATGCCCGAACTTAAAAAAGCGGTAAATCAATTAAATCTTTTGTAAAAATAGTTTTTCCGTTTACAAAAACAGGAAGGGGAACTATTACCTAAAAAGAATAATATACTATGTATAACCAAAAGCTTACAGAATTAAGACAAAGGTGGAAGGATGAACCGGATAACAGATCAATTATCGAAGTACAAGCAAAACTTATTAAGATGGCACAAGAATTAGAAGAAAAGAAAATAAATTCGGTGCAAAAACAAAAACAAATTTTAGATGAAGTTTTCGGATAAGCATTAAATAGGCATTAAAGAAATTGACAGCTCGGTATTTTTAATTTTACCTCACTGTCAATTGCAATTAAGATTGTGACTCCCCTGGGACTCGAACCCAGAACCTAAGCATTAAGAGTGCCTTGCTCTGCCAATTGAGCTAGGGAGCCAAGATTTATTGCATCATCAAAGAACGGGCAATTGATTAAGAGTCTGTCCTTCAAGTTAAACAATACCCCAAATATGGCAAATAAGTCCAAATAATAAGAATTAGGTCATATATGGGTGTCTAATGAGTGCTTTAATTCCAATAATTCAAATAAAACTAACCCCCACGCATTAAATATGCATTAAGTCGTTTATCTTTTCAGCAGCTTCTTTCTGAAGCGAAGGTACAACGTGAGAATATGTATCAAGGGTCAGACTAATTTGACTATGCCCCAGCATTTCCTGGACGACTTTCGGATGGATACCTCCTGATAACATTAATGTAGCTGCGGTGTGTCTTAGGTCGTGGAAGCGGATCTCCGGCAAACCCGCTTCCTTAGTTTTTAGTTTAAAATGCCTGACAATATTTCGTGGACTGAATGGTGTATTGTTTTTGGTAACAAACACCAGTCCTAGTTTATTTGGTGAAGCGTCAAAGTGGTTTCTAAGCGCATCCATCGCAAACTTAGCAACAGATACAGACCTTCTTGATTTATCAGTTTTTGGCTCAGTAAGTACAAGGCCTTTTCCAACTAAATACTGAAGGGCACGCTGAACACTAATTTCGCTTTTAATAAAGTCGACATCTTCCCAGTAAATACCCAGCAGTTCACCTTCCCGCATACCGGTTCCGATCGCTAGAGCATACAAAGGATAAAAGCGGTCATTCTCAACAAACTTCAAAAAAAGTCTTGCTTGTTCTGGTGACCAGACATTCATAACACTTCTTTTGGGGCTGGGAGCATCTACAAGGTCGCAGACATTTCTAATCACCATATTCCATCTCAAAGCCTGGTCAAGAGCCTTATGTAAGATGGAATGGATAAACTGCACTGTTCTCTTAGACAATGTTTCTAACTTCTTAGAATAGAATTTCTGAATTATAGGGGGGGATAGCTGGGAGAGTTTATAGTACCCCAGCTCGGGCTTGATGTGAATTCTTATTAGCGACTCATAGGCTTGAAGGGTTTTTTCCCGCAAATTGTGGGTGGCGACATCTCTGATATACAACTCTAAGAATTTATCTAAGCGGATATCTTTATCTACTACCGCACCATCCGAAAGCTCTTTCCTTACAAGGAGTAGCCACTCTCTTGCACTTTTCTGGTCTTTAAAGTTCTTACTGCGCCTCTTACCATCAGGCAGGGTGATTTGTGCCAGCCAACCTCTAGTTGTCTGACTGATACTCCCCTCACCTTTGCTTCTTCTATGTGCCACCGCTTGCTATTACTCCATAAATATTCTATCATACCTCGATGGATGAATTTACTTTTGGTGACAAGGAATTGAAGAATATTGCCCGGGCATTGGGTAAGCGTGGGGGTTTAAAAACAAGTAAAAGGTATGGTTCTGACTACTACCGCCAACTCCAGAAAAAAAGTACAGAAGCCAAGAAAAACAAGAAAAAATAGGCACAAATTGCTAGTTGACAAGCGGTTATCAATTTAATAAGATTACATCAGAAATATGATAAATGAAGTCTTAATAAAGAAAGCAGAAGAATTAGCCCAAAGCCTCACCCAAGAAGAAATAATAGAATATGAAGAAACTTGGGAAGATATGCTCTATTTCGCACATCAAATATATGACCCTGAAAAGATAGACAGATGCTTTAAGATGGTAACAATTTATAACCTAGCCCTTTCAATGAAAGAACTAAACTGGAGCGATGAATGGAAAAATAGAGATGTAAGTAATTATCCTTTACCGCCCGATTATGCTAACTAATATGTTGAATAATAAAAATAGGAAGAAATGTAACGGTTGCGAGAAAATAAAACCTTTATCGAGTTTTTACTACAATTCTCACAACCAAAATTATTCCTATCATTGCAAAGAATGTGATAGGAAAATGCAGGTGGCGCAATTTTACAAAAGATATACACCCGAACAAAGAAGGGAAATGTGGAATAAAGCTACTAAAAAATCTAGGAAAACAAATCCCGCAATGTGGAGTGCTGGTAAGATAGTTTATAGAGCTGTTTCATCGGGGGTACTTAAAAGACAATCCTGCTTTATTTGTGGTCACGACAAAACTGATGCCCACCACGAAGATTATTCTAAACCATTAGAAGTTGTATGGCTTTGTAGAAATTGTCATATAACAAAACATTTACAAAAAAGACAATCATTATGACACCCGAAAGACCTATGCAACCAGAAACAAAAGAAAAATCTATAAATCCTGAAAATCATACAACGGAAGCACCAGCCAGTATGACTTTTAAAGTTCTATTTAAAGGAATTGAAGTCCTTGTAACGAACCGAGACACCAACGTCAGTATTCAACCTTTCTTAGAGAAAGCAAAGACGGCTATTACCTGGGCTTTGGATAACGGCTTTGAAGCTCCTCCACAAAGAACCTTCTACCCAAAGAAAGAAAAAGTTGTTGATTATGTCGAAGGGAAGAAATGTCCAAAGTGCGGAGGAGGAATTATAAAGAAAGTAAGTAAAGCGGGGAAACCTTTTGAGAAGTGCGAGAATGGCAAGTGGGACTTTCAAAACAACAAAGCAACTGGTTGTGATTTTGTAGATTGGTTGAACCCGAAAGCAGATTGGGATAAAAGAGAGCCGTACTCAAACCCCAAAAATGTTATTTCAGTAGATGATTACGAAAGTTACGATCAACACTTAGCATCAATTAAAAACGAATAACTATGAAAAAACCCAAAAGCAGGATGTTCACATACAAATTAGTTTCACCGGAAGGGGTTGCGGTTGAATACACCTCGATCAAAAAGAGTGCGAAGGAACTGGTTGAGGGACACGCTATGATTGTTAAGTATTTTGAGAAATTGGGTTGGAGGGTTATAAGATACCAATAGATCAATATGAAAAATAAAACCAAAACTATAAAAGAAATTAATTCTGAATTTGTTGAATGGGCTGACAAATATGTAGATATGAAAAATAAAGTAGATATAAGCAAAGTAGGAAATTACAGCTGTACAAAAGACGGGGTAGTAAAGGATCCCGACAAAATTATTAAAGTAAAAATTGGGTATGACTACAGATATCTAAGACCCTGCGACAATTTTTATAACACATTCAAAAATTATGGAAAATACGAAGAAATAGACGAAGTAGTTTTTGAAAGAATGATGGAACGCTGGAGTTGATCTTTAAAATGATTCTTTGTGAGGCGAACCGGCACGGTATTGCGAGATATCAGTTTCTGGATTTCGTCACTATTTTTTTTTGTAATTGGGGTGATCCAATTAGGCGGGATCGCCTCACAAGGGATTATGAAAAACAACAAATTAAAAATATTTGGACTTCTGCTTATAGGAATATTGATGGTTTTGTTTGTATGGGTGGGGGTTTTATACATTAAGACCTTACAGGAACCAGATCTCCCCGAATTCACCCACTGGAACGATGAACCCAAATATCAACTAATTATGAATATGGATAAAGAAACTTACGATAGTATACAAAACCAAATAAAGAATAATTATGACGGTGTTATAAGGTTGAATATTGAAATCGTGCAATAAAAACTATGTTAGGCAATAACTCACTGGACAGATATAAAGGTGCAAGGAATAGAAAGGGATATAGGGAAATAAGTATTGATGGAAGGTATTATTTTGTACATAGGTTGGTAATGGAAGAAAAAATAGGTAGAAAGCTAAAGGATAATGAAGTTGTTCACCATATGAATCATGATAAAAGTGATAACAGGATAGAAAATCTTATGCTCTTGGAAAAAGTGGAACACCTAAAAATACATACCCAAGCAAGGAAAAATGGAAAGACGAAAAAATGTTTGGTTTGCTTAAGGGAATTTTATGTACCTAAAAGTAGATTTCATTATCTTTGTTGTTCAAAAAAATGTGCTGGTAAATATTTGCACATGATTTATTCCCCCGATCACTTTGCTCACCATACACGATATTACAGCAAAAAGAAAAAGTTGAACTCATAAAATGAAAACGCAAGAACAGATATTGGTTCCCATAAAGACTTTAAAAAAATTTGTGATGTATTTCGACCTCACCAACCACCAGATACTAATTGAAAAAGACAAGGTATTTTTTACAATAGAAAAGAATGAGATATTTCCGGTAATGAGGGGGTTAATTTCCGCTATTCAAAGATACCACCGCAAAAAAATAAAAAATGCTTAACTCATCACATTTTATATCAACAACAGATCCCAAAACTTGGGATGAACTTGTTAAAGATAAGGTAGTTATTCAGTGCAAGAAATGCAAGAAATGGATATGGACCCGTTGGCACTCAGAAAAAGAATGGATCGACCAATGTGCGCTTTGTTATAAAGATGATTGATATATTTGTTCGGACCAAAAATAAACTTAAAAAGAAAAAGTATAAAACTGCCGGTATCAAATGGATGAAGAAGTTACATAAAAGGCTAAAGGGGGTGAAATAAATGAAGATAACTAAAAAGACTAAAGGAATAATTGACGAAGGTTGGAGATATAAGTACGAAGGAGATTTAATTTCTGATGAAGAAATAGAAATAGATTTAGATAAAGGATTATATGTTACCGGCTCGATTGGGGCTGGTAACTCGATTAAGGCTGGTAACTCGATTGAGGCTGGTAACTGGATTAAGGCTGGTGACTGGATTGAGGCTGGTAACTCGATTAAGGCTGGTAACTCGATTGATGCTGGTAACTCGATTGAGGCTGGTGACTGGATTAAGGCTGGTGACTGGATTGAGGCTGGTAACTCGATTAAGGCTGGTGACTCGATTGAGGCTGGTAACTCGATTGAGGCTGGTGACTGGATTAAGGCTGGTGACTCGATTGAGGCTGGTGACTGGATTAAGGCTGGTGACTATAACGGAATATCAGCAGGACTTTATATTACCTGTAAAGGTACTTTAAGTTTTGGATTAAACGCTTACGCAGGAATTAAAACTTGGGGAGAAGCCACGGAAGAAGAAAAAACTATCACTTGCGGAAAGTTACTTAAAGGAAATATCGAATACGGAATACTCAAAGAAACGGGAATTGAAGTAATAAAAGATAACTTAGTAGGCAAAGAAGTAGAAGTTACAGTTGACGGCAAAAAATACAAAGCGGTTATACAGGAAGCCTGAAGTAATCGGGCTTCTCAATATAATAAGCATTTTAACAACTTAGAGGGTTTTGGGGTGCGGTAGTCTGTCTAACGGCAATACACATTGAAGGATGGAGTTAGAGTCCGAAAAATGTCCGCACCACCAAAGCTCTTTAGCTTAAAGAATATGAAAATAAGCATAGTAATTACAGAAGGTGCTAAACAGATAATGATGACACCTGAAACAAAGGTTGAGAAAGAGGCTTTGAAGTTTATTGCACCAGACGATGAGTTGAAAGTTGTAAGTAAACATAGAGTCGGTTGGGGAAGTTTTGGAGATGACTATGATTTTCTTGAATATCAAGTCGGCAAGTGTCAGGGTGGTTATTACAGACCATTTGAGACCAGAGATAGTTTGATGTTTATTATTGAGGACAAAAAGGACAAATCTAAATAACTTAACCAAATAATATGACAGGGAATAAAAAAGAAAAACGGATATGGGGTTGGGAGGATTGTTGTCCTTCTTGTGGCACACCAAATATAGATACTAATAAATGTGCGGTGTGTGACTTTAAGTGGAAAAAAGGATGTGTTTATTTTTCAAATACAAGTATTGCCGACTGGTCAAACACAAAAAACATAGAAATAACACTAAAAGGCAATTTAATAAAGCACGAAGGATATAAGACATTAAGGGGTTTTGTTAGTTGGCTTAAAAAAACAAATGTTCGTTATAGAAAAATTGGATTAAGTGGTGATTATACTTTTAGGTTGCCGATGAAGCCGTAACTCTTAAACAAATAATATAAAGGTGGTGATTAAATATGATGATTTGTAAAACCTGTAATGTAAAATCAGATTCAACCAATAAAAAAGATTACAAGTGGTTAAAACAAGAATTTAAGAAGGCACACAAAGGACACAAAATAGAAGAAACCAATTCGTAAACAAATAATATGACAAAACTAAAAGAGGAGTGGGAAGGAGAATTTATAGAAGTAATTGATAAATATAGTGCGGTTGGAATAGATTTGAATGGTCATAAAGCCGAAGTATTACCACAAATGAGAGACTTTATTAATAATCTTCTTTCTTCTCAACGCACCCAACTCTTAGAAGAAATAAAGAGGATTATTGACAACAGAATACCGCCAAGTGAAAGATACGACATTTTGATAGAAGAAATAAATACACTCTTTGACAAATACATATGAAAAAGAAAAATATAAACAAACTAATAGCCAAAGCCATTTAAAAAGCGCATTATAAAAATACCTGAGTGCTGTAAGAAACACATCCGCAAGGATGGCAAGAAATGAAAGAGAGAATATTAAGAGATAAAGATGAACGTGTGTATCAACCAAGGATCCATTCCGAAAAAATAAAAGCACTTTACAGGATCGGTGCAGAGACAGGCGTTCCAATGACGGTACTTGTTGATTACTTTTTGGGAAAATGTATAGAAGCCTATGACAAAAAGAAAGCCGAAAAGGAAGCCTTAGAAGATGAAGTAGCCTGGAACCTTGAAAACAAACAACCGGAAGAAGATGACGATGCGGAAGATCTAACAACTTATCTGGAGCCTTATCAAAACTCACCATATGGAGCGATTGATTGAAGTTCACAACCCACAGCCAGAAGTCAGGAAAAATGCTGAAAAAGCTGTCGACTGGGAGTTTAAAGACGAAGCCCAATATCTTTATTTAAAAGGGGTTCAATTAAGAGACAGGCTAATCGATCCGATAGCAAGAATAGACAGAGGGCAAGTTCCTGATCCGGTAATAGGTTTTGAAAACTTAAGAAATTATAAAGTCTTAGCAGAATACTTACTTGTAAGAGATGCAGTAGGACTTTCTTGCAGGATAAACTTCAACGCTGAGCACTACATTGAAAAAGACGGTAAAAAAGAATGGCGCTGGGGCAGATGGGCTCAACTTGAAACTCTAACCCACGAATACATCCATTTATGGCAACAACAATTAAATATAGGCAAGCCTGGTCACGGTAAAGAGTTCACTGAAAAGATGGAAAGTATGGGGCTTCATCCGTTACCGGGATTTGGTTGTCATATGGCAGTTGCAGATGAACCTTTTTCAATTTTAATGAAAGAATGGGGAATAGAAAGACCTGATGATGTCCCTTATGATGATAGAAAAATAGACTGGTTCAAAAATGGTAAAGAAATAAAAGGAAGATCAAGTTTATCAAGATGGAGCTGTGGGTGCCAAAATGCAAGGATAGGTGCTAAAGAATTCCACGCAGTCTGTACTAAGTGTAATAACCTTTTTGAGAAGATACAAAACCAGAAAGTAAAAGAGCAAGAACCGAAGGCTGAAGACAATAAGTAGAGTATAATTTCTATAAATACTCTCTGAGGTGAATATTGGAATCCCCGGTTATCTCCAAAAAACTTGATATAGGTTTTACCCGAACTTGCGAATGTGCTCCGACACATATTAATTGTTTAACCGCTAAAGAGTGGATCAAGAACCAATTAGGTGTATGGCAGTTCAACTATGAATCACGGGATATCAGAGACAGAACCCTTCATCCAGCAACGTTTCCGATTTCGCTTGCAAAAAAGGTAATTTCGCTATTTTCCCATCAGGGTGAGCTTGTGCTGGATCCTTTTGTCGGAAGTGGGACTACACTCGTTGCAGCCCGTGATTTGGACCGAAATGCCATAGGCTTTGACTTGAAAGAAGAATATGCCAGTTTGTGCAGAACAAGGCTGGCGAGTGATACGCTGTTCAACAAAACTAAACAAATGGTCGTGGTTGATGATGCTCTAAATATTCCTAATTACTTAGAAAATGAAACCGTAAGTCTTATTTGGACTTCCCCTCCCTATGCTAATTTGCTCAATCGAAAAAGAAAAAACAAGTCAAGGAGGGGTGATACAAGAAAAAACGACCAGTATATGAAAGTGGAGCAGTACTCCCAGGACCCGAGAGACCTGGGTACAATGCCGCTTGATATTTATACAAAGGAAATGGGGGACATTTTTGAGAGGATACTTCCTCTTTTAAAACCGAAAGCTCACTGTGTAATTAATGTGCCTGATATGTGGTGGGAAAACCAAAGAATAACTATCCACGTAGCTTTGATCGAAGAACTGCGCAAACGGGGTTATGAACTCAGGAACATCATTATCTGGGATAGAACGAACATTGTGAACAGGATCGGCATCTTTGGGTGGCCGAGTAACTACATCACGATGGGCGTTACATTTGAATATCTTTTGGATTTCTGGAGACCACCCTCTAATGGAGAAGATGCTAACTGACAGTGGGGCAAAGGCATACCAAAAGAAAGAGTTAAAACCTCATGACACAATTGGAAATGTTCCCGATCCCAACCAGTGACTCAGAAAAAGGACAACCGATGAAAGTTTACACTAAAGAAAGCCTAATTGAATCACTAAAAGAAATCAGAGCAATGGGATGGATTAAAAGCGGAAGACCGGGAAACGCAGGAGCCGTAGGAAATACATTAGAAGATTTATTGGGAATTGAGGAGAATAACCTTCCTATTCCCAATGCAGCAGAATGGGAACTAAAGGCACAAAGAGGTAAAAGCGGATCCCTCACAACCGGTTTACACATAGAACCGTCTCCAACAGCTTTTAAATTCGTATCAAAAATACTTCTTCCTAAATACGGATGGCCTCATAAGGAAGCAGGAAAAAAGTATCCGGCAGGTGAAATGAGTTTTAGACAGACAATCAACTGCTGCAATCGGACAGATAGAGGTTTTGGTATTTCTGTAAATAGAGAAAAAAGAAGAATAGAAGTATCGTTTGACTATACCCAAGTTAACCCTAGACATTCAGAGTGGCTTGAATCTGTCAGAAGAAGAGTTGACTTAGGTGAACTCAATCCGCAACCTTATTGGGGATTTGACGATATCTTTCATGCAGTGGGAATAAAACTAAAGAATTGTTTTTATATTAAAGCCCAATCAAAAATTGAGAATGGAATTGAGTACTTCTTCTATGACCGGATTATGGTACTAATGAGCCTCAACCAAGACAGGTTGATAGAGACCTTTGAAAACGGAACTATGTTAATTGATTTCGATGCAAGAACGCATCACAATCATGGAACTAAAATTAGGTCAAGAAAAGATGTGCTTCCTTTGTTATACACAGAGGTTATAACAGTTTGATTTTTTGCGGAAAATGTGCAACAATCCGCTTGATATGTCTGTCCACGGGAATAAAGTCAAGCCCACTAAACTTCAGAAGGCAACGCTTGAGATATTAAAAGAGAATCCCAATATGCCTCTAGGTAAGGCTATGGTAGCCGCAGGATATGCGGAAAATACCAGTAGGAGTCCAAAGCAAAAGTTGGTGGAAAGTAAAGGATTGTCTGTTGCGATAGAGGACTACAGAGAGATACTTCGAGACAAGGGAATAACCGAACATAAACTTGCGGAAAAACAAGCCGAGTGGTTAGACGCTAAAAAGGTAGTATCTGCACTTGTAACAGGCAAGAACGCAGACAGTAAGACTACCGACTTTATAGAAGTTCCTGATTATCAAATTCAAGTCAAAGCGGGGGAAATGCTGAGGGAGGACTTCGGTTTAAAACAAAGCGGTCCGCCCATAAATATAAACTTTAATAAGATAGCAACCAACCAAAAACAGGAGTATGGCATCTAACGGGGGATACAAAAGGTTCATAGAAGATAACTTTGAAATTGTCGACAAAGAAAGTCAACTGATCCCTTTCAAACTAAACTCAATTCAAGATAAATACCTGCTTGAAGATTACTCAGGCAGGGATGTTATTTTAAAAGCAAGACAGCAGGGTTTCTCTTCACTTATCCTTGCACTCTTTACCACCGACTTCATACTGAAAGAAAACTCCCGATCGGTAATTGTTGCAGACATTGCAGATAACGCCATTGAGTTATTAGACCGAGTAAAAGCCTACATCAAGTCTTACGAATACATCAACAAAGTACAAGTACCCCTTAAATACAATTCAAAGTATGAACTATTTAATGAATCTATGTCTTCAAGATACACCATAGGTACAGCTGACAATACGGAATTCGGTAGATCCAAAACAATAACTAATTTACATTTATCAGAATTTGCATTTTATAAACATCCTGAGCTTTTGTTTGCCGGTGCTATGCAGGCAGTAGTACCAACAGGCAGGGTGATCATAGAGACGACTGCTAATGGGTATAACTTTTTTAAAGGATTTTGGGATGAATGTGTACTAGGCAAGCGCCCATTCAAACCCTTATTCTACAAAGCTAGTGATTTTTATACACAAGAAGTTTTAACTCAAAAGAAAGCAGAACTTGGAAGATTCTTTGTCCAGGAATACCCTAACACATCAAACGAAGCATTTATTAAAGCAACGGGATTAGTTTATACCGATTTTGACACATCAAGGCATATTGTAGATTTACCGGACTTTAAACCGGTTTATTATATTCGGGGATTAGATAGGGGTTACAGAAACCCTACGGCAGTATGTTGGGTCGCCGTAGACAAAGATGACACCTGGTATCAAACTAAGGAGTTGTACGAGGTGGAGCTAACTAATCCCCCCTTAGCAAGAAAGTTATCCGAGCTTCGGGGGGATATAGAGCCTGAATACTCGACAATGGATTCCGCACAGGCATCTGATATTAAAGACCTAGCTGATCTGGGTGAAGACTTTGTACCGGTTAAGAAAGAGTCGGGAGAAAGCACAATAAACTATGTCAGATATAAGATACAAAAGTTTTCTGAAAGATTGCGTGCCGGCAAGTATTTCGTACATCCAAGTTGTAAGCACACAATAGAAGAATTTTTAGCTTATAGATGGAAAGATAGGTCAACACTATCCGACTCAGACACTAATCAACCTGAAGAACCTGAGAAGTCAAATGATCACATGATGGATGCACTAGGGGATTTAAATGCTATGTACTTCCATGATTATATTGAAAAGGAAAAGAAACCGTGGGAGGGTAAGGTTCCCGGCACTTACATCCCACCAGCTCAGGAAGAAATTGACAAGGAAACAAGTTTCTTTGAAGATAGACCTGATACAGATTGGGATAGTGTATGAAAGACGATCCAAAAACAAAGTTTGAAAAGGATTTAAAAGCCTTCTTTCCTGATATATATAAGTTAAACAATGTCGGGAAGTGGGATAAATTCTTTTGGGACGCAATAACTCAAATGCTTAAAATGGTTGACACAAATGGATCGGGTGAAATTTATATACGCTATAACGGAGGAAGAATTGACAGTTTGTATGTAAAAGAGAATATTTTATTCGGTAGAAGCAAAGACCCCAACCTAAGTAAAACTAACGAATTTTGACAATAAACGTACTATCGTTATAAACTTAATTGGTCTCATTGATACGGGACGGCAAATAGTGCCGTCTTTTTTTATGGAATACATAATTGCAGGTCTATTCATTCTTCTAGTTGTGCGGGAATATCTATCTTTCAAAGAACGCAAGGATATGTTGGATAGATTAATGTCAAAAAACTTCCAAGAATACAAAGACAACACCCAACTAGAAGAAAACCACCTAGAACCTGAACCTGACGGGACTTCTGAAATCGAGGAGTCTAAGCAAGAAATAATTTATGGCAAAGAAGAAGACTGAAGATATAGAAGTTATACGAGCCAAATTACAGCGTGAGTGGTCCGTTGCCGAATCAAACCGCAAGGAGGTGGATTGGCAATGGTTTATGTATGATTTGTGGGTATCGGGTAACCACTATGCTAAATGGGACAATAACACGCAACAAATAGTCACCAATGTAAGGGATAAGGGTAAAGTAAAAGTTGTAATTAATAAAATTTATTCTACTTTACGGGCTGTAAGAAACTTCTCACTTAGAAACAAACCACGAGCTGAAGTAACACCTTTTAATTTAACCGAAGAAAACGTTGAAGAAGTGAATAAGCTAAATAGATACTTAGACTACCTTCACGACAAACTATTTCTCAGAAGAAAGCTGAAGGCTGTTGTATGGAACGCTTTAAAATATTCGGCTGGTTTTTGGCAAGTGTTGTGGGACGACCAGGCGGAAGATGGATTGGGTGAAATAGCTGTCAATATGGTTGATACTTATGATCTTTATTGGGATCCCGTAGCACGTGATCCAAATGAAGCAAGACATGTAATTTTAGCAGTAAGAAGAAATGTAGAAGATTTAAAGAACGACCCCAAATATGACATCAAGGATATGAAGGGTGATGAACTTCTGTCGGCTTCATCTTTGAAAGCAAGACTTATGCAGGCTGAAAAGGGTATGCGGACTTTCGGTGAAGAACGGTCTAATTCCACAGTTATTGTTAAAGAACATTGGTACAAAGAATTTGTTGATGAAGAAGTAGAAGGACCAGACGGAAAGCCAACCAAGATCAAGAAAGCAAAGATAATGATAGCAGCTATGGCGGGAGATAAGATAATAAGACAACCTGAAGATACCGGACTTACAAGATTTCCATTCTTTAGACTTCAAAGTGATGTTGAACCCCTAAGTATGTACGGTACTGGTTGGGTTAAAAATTTAATATCCCCTAATAGATTATTAGATAGGCTTGAAAGCCAAGTAGCCGAATATAACGATTTGATGAATAGGGGTAAGTGGGTTGCAGACAAAGGATCGGGAGTAAGGGTAATTAATAACGAAAACGGACAAATCATAGAAAAGAAACGGGGATTTGAAGTCAACCAACAGCCCATTGCTCCAATGTCGGCTGCTATCTTCCAACAAATAGAAAATGTTAATAGGTACATAGAGGACTTGGGTGGAGCACACGATGCGTCACTTGGACGAATACCGACAAGCGCCAAGTCGGGTGATGCTATCGAAGCCTTACAGGTGGGCGATTCAAACAACTTATCCGAAGTTATAGAAAATGTTGAGGAATTCCTAGAAGAAGTGTATGAACATATCTTAGCGATAGCGGCAAGTAAATATCAGGTTGTCAGAAGGATAATTCCTACCACTGCAACGGGTGAAAAGGTCTTTTTGGATGTAATAGGTGAAGAAGCAGGAGAAAGAGCCCCGGAAGGTGCGACTGTTATTTCAGCGAAAAATGCAGTAGATGTAAAGATAACTTCTTGGATCGCACAAACAGCCGAAGCAAGAAGGGTTGTTTTAAAAGAATTGTATCAACTTCAAGCCATCGACCAGGAAACACTTTTGGAAGGTTATTCTATCGGATCAATATCAAACATTATCAAGAAAAGTAAAGAAGAAAGACGATTAAGAGCGGCAGAACAAATTGAAATAGGTGCCGCACAAACACAAGCCAATGCTCAAGCTCAAGCATCGGCTCAACCTGCGCAAGCCCAAGAAGGCAAAGTAGAAGCGATAGCGGCTATCCGTCAAATAGTCAACGGTGGCAAGCCTCAACCTCCCCAAAACCCATCACAGGAATTCTTACAATACATTGATGCCTTCATATCTTCACCCGAAGCCAAGTCGTTACCAAAACAATTATTACAGGCAATTATGGTTTATAGGGATCAGATCGTTCAGTCGGGCGGTCAACAGTGAATTTTAGTATGGGGTGTCGATTCGGGCAGGCTCGACATTCCCTACTAGGATTTAGCGCCGTCCTAGACCAATCTATGTTTTGTCGTTGGCATACAACGTAAAAAATGTAGAACATACAGAAAGGGGGTGATTTAAATGACTAAATCACAGGGCGAGGATGTTACTGAAGCGACTCAGGCGACAGAAACCGATACTGTCGACACTTCATCCAGTGTAGAAGAAACGGCTCAGGATTCGGAGGAGTCCTCTAGCGCAGAGGGTACTGATGAATCAGAGAAAAGCGTTCCTTACTCACGATTCAGGGAAGTGAACGAAAAAGCCAGGAGAGCGGACGAACTTGAAGCAAGGATTAAAGAGCTTGAAGGAAGAACTGCACAGACTGAGGTGAATCCTCAGAAGGAGCAGATCAAAGAAGCTCTTAAACCAATTCTTGATGAATTAGGTTATGTCAGCAAAGAGGCTCTTGAGCGTGATAAAGAAGATGAGTTTGTAAAAGGTGAATTAACTCGATTAGAGGATAAATATAACGGTAAAGACGGACGACCAAAATTCGACCGCAACGCAGTTGTAAAATTTGCGATGCAAAAGAGAATTGGCGACATCGAAACCGCTTACGAAAAATTGCACCAACAAGAACTTATTAACTGGCACGTTAAAGAGGCGATTGCTAAATCCAGAGGCATCAAGACCGAAACTTCTGACGGATCGGGATCATCGGAATCGGGTGTTACAAACGATGACCTGAAAGATGCAGTTGCGAAAGGCGATAAAAACGCACTTCGTACCTACATTAAAAGGATCATTAGATCCTAACCGTAACAAAAAAGATTTGGGGGTGAATTAATTTATGGCACAGGCATCAGCAGTAAAGACATACGAACAGGTTGGTGAAAGAGAAGACCTTACAGGACTTATCACAACGATAACCTTGCACGAAACTCCTCTTTTTTCTGGCTTGGAACATGTCAAAGCTCGTGGAACTTATCACGAATGGCAAAAAGACACTCTGTCAACAGGTAGCGCCAACAATCAAATTGAAGGTGCTGACTTCTCGTTCTCTCTTGCAGAGTCAAGAACAAGAACAGGAGCATATACTCAAATCTTTTCTAAGACTATTGAGGTATCCGAAACAATCAGAGCAGTCTCTGTTGCAGGTCTTGAAGACGAGTACGCTTACCAGATGGAAAAGAAGATGAAGGAAATTGCTACGGATGTTGAGAAAGCTCTCATCACCGCCACAGGCAATTCTGGAGCTTCTGGAACAGCTCGTAGGCTGAAAGGTATTCTTTCGTGGTTGACGGCTTATGTTGAATCCGGATCGGGAACTGGAACTCAAGCATTAACTGAAACACTGTATAACACAATGCTTCAGGAGATCTGGGGGAACGGTGGAAGACCAGATGCAACTTATGTAAACGGATGGCAGAAGAGAAAGATTAGTGCTTTCGCAACTTCAAATACAAGGTATTTGGAAGTAGACAGTGAGGCTAAACTTATCAACAAAGTATCTGTTTACGAGTCGGACTTTGGTGTACAGCGTATTATTTTGGATTCCTTCATGGATACAGATACAATCGCAGTACTTCAAAGAGATATGTGGAAAGTGGCTATGCTTAGAGGTATTTCTCAAGTAGATGTGGCGAAAGTCGCAGATTCAAAGAGGGGTGCGCTTGTAGGTGAATTGACACTTGAAGCACGAAACGAAGCATCGTCAGGAAAGATAATTCAACTGACAACCAGCTAAACGGACTAGCCTATCAGTCTATTACTCAATAGGTAAAAAGGAGCGGTATTGTAACCGCTTCTTTTTTTTGTTAATATAACTTGTCTATGCCCAGACTTGCCACTAAACTTCCCAAATCTTCAGACCAATATATTACCGTTGACGACCAAAAACTAAGAATGTCTTTAATTGCACTTGCCGACAAGATAGACCAAAAGGCAAGGGAAATAATTTACAGAACTTACAACGATCCAGAGATAGCTTCAATTTATCGGGGAATAAGAAACTTAAATGTTTACCAGCATGGAAGCAAAAGCAAGGTTCACAGAAAAATAATTGAATTTCCGAATATGTATGTGGATATGTTTGTTGATACCGTATTGACAGCCATTTATGGTAAAGACTGGCTAAAGAATAAGAAAGCATTGAGGCACGAGTTGGTTAAACCGTGGCACGTAGTAAACCACCTATGAAAGAAACTTGCAAAGACTGTAAAAACACAAAGTGTGAACAAATTAGAGCAGACGTTGTGGAGAAAAAGTTAGTTATGCAGTCATCAGAGTTATTTGCGGGGACAATAAAGAAGTGTCCTTTAAAGAAAAAAGAAGAATATCACGGGGAGGGAATAGCGTGAACTACTTAATTACCGGTGGGACAGGATCGCTTGGTACACATCTTGCCAAAAAACTTATTAAGGAGGGTGAGAATGTAACCATCTTTAGCCGAGATGAGTACAAGCAAAGAAAGATGCTAAGAGAAGTCAAAGCACGTTACATTGTCGGAGATGTGAGAGACCCCATAAGTACAATAAAGGCTTTTAAGGATATTGATGTTGTTATTCACACGGCGGCGTTGAAGCACGTCCCTGTGGGTGAGGAACAGCCTGAAGAAACGATAATGACGAATGTATTTGGAACGACAAATGTCATACACGCCTGTAAAGTGAACAATGTTAAAAAATGTATCTTAATCTCAACCGACAAGGGGTCACACCCCACTACTTTATACGGAGCTACAAAAATGGTCGCAGAGAAGTTGTTTATTTCAGCCAATCAGCAGAGCCAAACTACTTTTTCTTGTGTAAGGTATGGAAATGTCATTGGTTCAAGGGGGTCGGTAATAGAAACTATTTTAATAGACAAGCCAAAGAAGTTGACCATAACAGACAACAGAATGACACGCTTCTGGATAACCTTAGATCAGGCTTGCAACCTTATATTCCTGGCACTAGATAAAATGAAGGGTGGGGAAGTGTTTATACCCAAAATTCCTTCCATGAGTGTTGTTAATATGTTCAAAGCACTTGCACCTGACACAAAACTTACAGTTACAGGAATGAGACCAGGGGAAAAGTTGCACGAAGCACTTATAAACAAGGACGAGTCTATTCATACAAAAGAATATGACGACCACTATGTAATTGAACCTGAACTATTTGGTATTACTTATTCGGACAGGATATTTGAATACACCTCTGAAAACGCCAAAAGACTTACTAAAGAAGAATTTTTAAAACTTATATGAGTGAGAGAATACTGTGGTTGGGGGGAAACCAGCCAAGACACCTATATTACGCCAATAAGATAGCAGACACTTTTCCTATGGTAGGGGGGATTATGCAGTTAAGAGGTGATTCCATTAAAGAGCCTGAAGGATTATCACCTATTGATTCAGCGAACTGGCGACAGCACTTTGAAGAACGAAAAGACGCTGAAATAAAATACTTCGGTAAACAGGAACCTCCCGATATTCCACTTCTTACTTTGGACAAAGCTACTTTAAACGATGACGATGCGGTTAAATTCGTAAAAGATTTAAAACCAGATATGGCAATAATTTTCGGTACGGGAATGATACGGGAACCGTTACTTTCAGCACTTCCCGAAAAGACAATTAACCTACATTTAGGGTTATCACCAAGATACAGGGGTGCTGCAACCTTATTCTGGCCATTCTATTTTATGGAACCGAACTGGGCGGGAACAACCTTCCACTTTATACAACATTCACCGGATGCAGGAGATATTATTCACCAAGTAGTACCGGAATTGGAAAAAGGTGATGGGATACACGATGTAGCCTGCAAAGCCGTCTTAAAATCAACTAAGGAGGCTCTGGCTTTATTTAAAATGGATAAGTGGGAATTATTCAAGCAAAAACCTGAGGCTGGTAAGAACTTTTTAGAGAGTGATTTTCAACCAAAACATCTAAGAGTAATTTACCAGACTTTCAACAACGATTTAGTGGATCAATACCTCGACAAAAGGATAACACCCAAGGAACCGAAACTGAGGAGGCAATTTATATGAAGGTCGCTTTATACAATTTCAACAACATACTAGACGACCTGTATAAAGCTATTCGTGATCGCGGGGACTATGTAGGTGATTGGCAACAATCCGACACTTTAGTTGTCTGGCAGGATGCCGTAGGTGTTTTGTCAACAATGTGCCGGCAGGCAAAAGAAATGGGGAAAAGGGTAATAGTTGCCGAACACGGGCTTCTTTCAATTAACGACTATATCCCACCGCTTTCCAAACCTTTAATTGGTGATGTATTTATGGCTTGGGGACAAGAAACAAAAGACTGGCTGTTGGATGCAAATATCCCCGAAGATAAGGTACAAATCACGGGGTCAACAATTTTTGGCAGTTTGGGTCCAAGAGTGCCACACAAAGGAAAAAGGGTTTTATTTGCTCCTAGACATTGGGTCAACGACATTCCTGAAAATATGGAGGTTGCCAAAATGTTAAAAACTTATGACAAGGCTTATGTTTATTCAAAAATAATATTGGGGGAACACGATCCTTTTGAATATCCGAACCCAATAATGTCGGAGCGGGACAAGAGCAATCACATAAAGCTGTGTTATGAGGCTTTAAAACACGCTGACGTTGTTGTTGGAATTGGTGAAGGAACATTTGCGGCGCTTGCTTATTGGATGGACATTCCCTATATTTCAGTTGACTTGTGGAAGCCTAAAGAATTGCTAGGCAAGATATATTCAAAAGAAGATTTTTATTCACAAGTATCCTATGCCTGTAAATTGGTAAGACCGAAGAAATTGCTTGAAGTTATTGATTATGAGCTGGAACACCCTGAAAGTATGAAGGAGCTTAGAAGGTGTTTTGTTCAGGACTATCTTGATGGCGGTAATCCCGAAGAAGCACTGAGAAAACAATTAGAAGTTATATATGGATAGAGATTATATTCACAAGTTTTGGAGAAACCCAGATATTGAGGTCAATCCAGATTATAAAAGGTTTGTAGACATTTGCAGACAGGAGTTTTACTTAAAACTGAAACCCATTAGCAAAATGTGGCTTAGGGTTTTCAAGAAGTATGCAAAAAAAAGCGATTCTATTTTGGAGTTAGGATGTTCTGTAGGAAGAAATTTATGTTATTTGAAGAAGTATGGATTTAAAAATCTTAAGGGAGTCGAAATAAATGAAAATGCCCCCCAATTCTCAAGAGAAAATTACGGTGAAGATATAAGTAACTTGATTGAAATATCAACGATTGAGGACTGGTTAACTAAAAACAAAGAAGAATACGATGTTGTGTTTACTTCGGGAGTATTGATGCATATTCATTACGATAGTGATTGGATATTTGAGAAAATGGTTAAAATTGCTAAAACCTATATCTTTATAGCAGAAGTCGAGTCAGACCCCGCTAAATATAAATTTCCCAGAAATTACAAGGAAGTATTCGAGAAATTAGGAATGGTTCAACTAGAGGAGAAAATAGCCATGGAATTAAGTCCTGCTACTACTTTAAGAATATTTAAAAATGGCAAAGATACTTGAAATAGGTTGCGGACCCAAAGACAGACAAATAAAAGAAGCGGATGGAATTGATTTGATCGACTTCGGACAAAAGTATGTGGGGGATTTTATGACTTACAAATTTCCCAAGAAATATGACATTATCTTTTGCCATCACGTTATCGAACACTTGCCTGATACAGTAGCTTTCTTCAATAAGGTGGGTGATGTATTAAAAACAAACGGGGTGATCGATATAAGGGTGCCAACATTTCCGAGTGAGTATGCTTTTATTGATCCGACACACGTTAAGTTCATACCAGGACCCGTATTCTTCTTTTACTTCACAAAGGACAGCCCAGCAGGGCATTGTTATTCAAAGAAGGAATTTGAAATTACGAAGGTGGAACGGGATCGGTATGAGTGGGAATTGCATATATGTCTAAAATTAAAATAAAACCATTAAGAGTTATGGGTATGCCGGTTGATAATGGAGGTTGCGGTTGGTACAGGATAAGACAGCCTTTTGAGATGATACAAAGATTTACTCCAAACGACACGCACATAATAGATCAGCAAAAAGATAATATGGTCGAAGTTTCAAAAGCGATGGAGATGGCAAATATCCTAGTAACAAGACCAGGTGGAGAAGTGGGTATTAAACAAATACTTTCAATGCCTGAATATATCGGAAAAGCGTGGGCGTTAGATATTGATGACAACACCGAACTGATAAGTCCTTATTCCAATCACTACGAAGAATACGGCACAGAAGAAGTTAAACACGAAGGCAAGGATTTATGGAAAGATGGAGTGGCGGGATTTAGTATCGAGAAGAATAAGAAACGATTAGCAGATCATATATGGGGTTTAAAGAACG